ACAACTCCAAACAAGTTGTATAGTATTATGATATGATTGAGGATTAATTGTTCACGAAGGTCGCCTGTTTCTTGGTAGATATTAAACAGACGTTTGATGTACTTGAATCGCTTTAGATCATCATAAAATTCAATGGTGTCATAGCACTGCGGATTGTCATAATGTTTGGCAGCATAGAGAAGAAAATTCGTATCATCTAGTTGATCAAACATCAATATTACATATCCCGTAAAAGAAGTCTGGCGAGCCGAACCCCGCCAGACTGTTCTGTTATTATCTATCGTTAGGTTCAACCATTGGGGTGTCAGCGTAGAAGATTCTAGCATTCCACATGATGTCAACCTTGATTTCTTGCTGATTGCCGTCATCATATCCATAGCTTAGAGCATTGAAGAAGATACCATCTTCGTAGAAATCCCATAGAGATGAGAACTGAAGATCGTCCCAACCACCACCAAAACTACCTGGAGCATAATAACCATTACCATCAGGCTGAGCAGGACCTGAGAATGTTGGGTAACCTTCATACCGGAAGTTGTTTAACCCGTTTGCAAAATCATTTGTTGGATTATTATAACCGTTGGTATTTCCCTTTGGGTCAAAGAAAATAGAGAACGTTCTATTATCAGAAGCTCTGCTAAGTCCATCTGGCCAAGTGCACTGAATATGATAGTCTAGCCAACCACCCTGAACGCCATTACCTTTAGCGTCCTTGAAGTGCGGAAGATCGTTTTCCCATGAGAACCAACGGTACCCGCGATCATATGATGTTCCGAATGTTTCACCTTGTAGAGTAGCATTGTCAAACCAATAATCAAGGCGGATGAATGTACCTTTTTCTATGTAGTGTAGAGTAATGGTATCAGTTGCAGCAAGGTAAGAGAATGTTGATTCTGTTCCAAGCGCCCAATTATTACGATAATCTACACCACTATTACCTGCATCATTACCGCCACGTGGCCAGAAGTAATAGATTGGATACTGTGTTGGGTCGTCATTGATTGTAAAGTAAACAGAATCATCATCAACGTTTAGATAATCAATGAGCTGTGGGTATTCCTGCTTGCTTAGATATAAAACCGTGCCACTTTCAACGTCTCTTGAAGGCTTGCAAACAAGTGTCTTTGTGCTCTTTGCCTTTAGATCGATTGGCTCACCAGTGAATGTAATTGTATATGTGTTACCAGAAACCTGAGCAACACTAGTAATTCTACGACCATTGTTATTGGTGTATGGGTCGAATACAATATAGTTCTTACCTGAACCGCTTTGTAGAACGTCAAGTTCACCTGGACCAGCAAGAGTAAAATCTACTGTTACAGAGTTTGTATTAGCAACTGTTGCTGTTGGCTGATAATAGTTTCCAGTATATTCTAGATTTTGTCCATCTGCGCCAACGGTAGAAAAATATGTATCAAATAGTGCCTGTGTTCCCTTGTCCCAACCAGCTAGTTGAAGAACATCACCTTCCTGGAATGTATATGTGTCGCCAAGATTGACAATCATTGTGTCACCAGTTAGGGTGTAACTGCTTACAAAGTCATACCAATTATCATTAAGCAACCAATATGGTTGACTACCATTACTATTGTCCCAGTTGTCCCATGCAGTCTTGACGGAATCAATAACAGTTGGATGAGCAGCAACACTTACTGTTAGTGTGCCGTCAGATAGGATTGTAGCTGCCTGACCTGCTGTAAGTCTGATGTCTGTACGAACGTGACCAGCTGTCTTGAAAAGAAAGCTTTTGCCACCTGCAGATGAATCGAACTGCCACTTGTTGCCTGACCATGCAGTCATTGTGGCACCAGTTGAAGAGGGTAGGGTGTTCCATGTGGATATACCATCACCATATCTTACTGCGCCTGTGTCTATTTCTAGGCCAGGTTCACCCTGACTTAAAACCGGATTTGCGGATTGCCAGTTAGCGGCGGTATCCCTTCTTAATTGAATTTTCGTTGCCATTTCCTTTTCCCTTTATTAATTAAACGTTGCCGCCATTGAAAAATGTTTCTCCTGATCCGAATACGGTAGATGCGTTACCACCATCAAAGAACAGGTCGTTTATAGAAAACACTGTTGAAGTAGATCCACCATCAAAACTTAGTAAACCGTAGATTGGTTGAAATAGTGGTAGCCCGCCAACAGAGATTCCGTCTGAGATTCTTAACTCTCTGTATCCTGGGTCATAAAAAATTTCACCATACAAGCCAATATAATTAGTTGCTTGGCGACCACCCATTTTGTCCAAAAATAATTTAAATGTTTCGTTAGTAACGCTCATTTTGTTTTCCCTTTATTTATATGCTAGTTGAATCGCCGCCATCTATTACAATGATGTCGACATATCCAGTAGCGTTTATAGTAAGCGTGCTACCTACTTTGATTACTCCTAATGTAGAAGAATTGGCAACAGGAGCTATGTAAGTTTTAAGCGTAATAGCATTAGCCGATTTAGATACATTATTGCCGACATCGACAATAAGAAATAAATCGTTATTGGCAAGAGCTGTCTTTGCAGACAGCTCCGTTATTTTTTTAGATCCTGTTGCCATTATTATTCCTATGGACCGTCAGGAAATACGTTATCTTCGCTATCGGTTTCAGTAGAGAATGTTTTGCCTGACATAGCAACTAATGTTTCAGAGTATACTCTTCCTGCACGACCGCCAAAGGTTATATTATCTACAGAACCATCTGAAGAGGTTGATAACACAGCAGCAAGACTAGCACTTGATCCGTTAGAAGCAGCGCCATTAGCAGCATAAACAGTAAAGTTTACGTGGCCATTGGTTTTTGTATTAGCCCACAATCCAACGTTAGTTACCTGAATAGTATTATTCTGGAACCCACCAGTTGAGTTTGTGGTAAATGTTGCAGTAGCATTAATTGTTCCATTTGAAGCGACAATGTAATTCGTGTTATGATAACCAGAACCACCTGTTACAGTAATGCCTGATCCGTTAGATAGGTGTTTTTCTCTAGTAAACCAATCATCGTCTATTGAACCAACGTTCACAAATCCGCTACCGCCAGCAGTTACTGTTGCTGAAACAAGTTTGCTAGTAGAATTGGTGGTTAATGTAAATACTGCAGTATCACCATTGTCTGGTGCAAATCTAACTGTTTCGCCGTTGGCAAAATTTGTTCCGCCAGAAACTGTTATTGATGCAATAGGACCTGTGCCGTATTTAACTGTAACCCAACCAGAATGAATCCCGCCGGGACCGCCAGCAGCATAATTAGCTGTTTCGTTAGCATCAACGCCAAACACACCAAACGTGGTTCCTAATTGAAATTCGCTTACGTTGGTGTTATTGAATGCTGTATTACCGCGAACGGCAGAACCATATTCTCTTGGGTGAGCTAAAACACCTTTATACTTTGGTGCATTAGCTGACGTATCTGTATTTCCCCATAGTGCCATTGTTTTTCTCCTTGAGAGTTCTTTTTCTTATTTATTATGCTTGAAACATGTGGCTCATGTAACCAGAGGACTTTTCGATAAAATCTGGATGATTTACTGCGCCGAAACTTGGAAGCGAAGGTTCTACCTTTGGTTCTGAAATCTTTGGTGTAAAATAAGCCGTCTGCGCCATTACTTTCGTTTCAGGAACAGACGGTTTATTTAAGACGACAATTTCTTTTGTAACAATAAGCGGCATTTTACTTGTTCTTGTTAAATTGCTCTTCTTTAGCTAGCTGACGTAGATCTAAATTTTGCTGCATAATTTCTTTAACAGCATTTTCTACGCTACGGAAACGGGTAGCTTCAGTATATACACTAACCTTTGGTTCGACCGGCTCTTTACGAAGCATCTTGAAGTCTTGACGATCTAGCTTACCGTTGTGATTTTTGTCTAGATTCTTCTGCTTACCGATTAGCTTCTCATCGACTTGTTCGAAGCCTTCATTATGTGTTTTATGCGCCATTTTTAAAATGCTGTCTCCTGCATTATAATGATGGCGATCAGCAGGGTCATTATCATCATCAAAATCCTCATCGTTATAACGGTCGTGTTGACTTTGTTTCATAGCTGCATGCATTTTATCTATGTGAGCAACTGTAGCAGCTGCAGTTTTTGGTGCACCAACTGCAGCACCGAGAGCTACTACGTGCCGTTTTGCTTTCTCAATATGTTTATCCGAAAGGTCATTCATATGGCCTTCAAACCCAGCAGTAGAAGGACCGGCTGACCGACGTAATTGATGCGCCCTGTCTAAGGCACTCTGTGCGGAATTAGCTAAAGATGCGGCTGAAGCTTCGCTAAGATGTTCGACTTCTTCTTGAGTCGCAGCTCTAGTTTTAGAATCTTTAAGTTTGTAATATGCTTTATTTGCTGCATGAACAACTGGTTGATTAACAGAACCATCTGATTTTTTTAGTTCATGTCTTAGTTGCGTCATGGCTCTTCTAATTCCACCGGATTCATCAAGATCAACTTCTTCGCCAATCATCTGCTTAAAGGTTTCGTGGTTTGAACCGAGCTTACGAAGAGCAGCCATACGAGTATCTGGATTTTTACCAGGACCCATCATTGACTTGATGTGAGTAAGTGCTTTATTGCGCTGGGATGGACTAACCTTGACTTTCTTGCCGTCATGGAATTCGATCTCATGATTCTTCAGATCGCCAAGGTCTTGGTGACGAAGTAGTTCGCCATGGATACCGGGACCGCTAGGACCGTCGCTATCATCTTCGTCGTCTTCGCTGTTAGAAGGTGTGCGAGTAGAAGGCATCTTTGGTTTGACACCCTCGCCTTTTGGCTTATTCTTGCTACCTTTTGGACGACCGCGACCTTCCAAAACCATTAGTTCGTCAGCAGGTACATCTTTTTCGATACCATGTTCGAACATAATGTCTGCAGAGACAACGTCTCCTTCTTCGTCTAGCTCGTACATACCATTAATGGTTTCGCCTTCGCCGAATTCTTCGTGAAAGACGTATTTTGGAAATTCATTAGCCATCTTAATTCTCCGAGTTAAAGTTCTTTTTGTATTTATAAAATTAACGATTTTTCGTGGTTGAACGAAGCATCCAACCATGTTTCTTATGAATGTCTATACGATCCTGAAGGAAATTGGATAGACCAACTTCTTTCTCTGATTCTGCTTTCCTATAAGCGTCATTCAAAGAATCTATGACTCTGTCATTGTCATCTAATAAATTCTTAGCCATCGCTACGCCAGAAGGAATAGTTGTTGCGTCTTTTATAGTGGTTAGGTCAGAAAATCTACCAAAAGAACCAGGAGAGTATTCGTTGATAGCTCTTATATGCTCGGCTATAGCGTCAACTGCGCTCCATAATTCGTTATAAAGACCATCGAAGAAAATATGGAATTCGTAAAAGTCAGGACCCTCTACGTTCCAATGATAGTTATGCGTCTTGAGATACAATGCAAATGTATCTGCTAATACTACTCTTAGTGAATCACCTAGTGCGCTCATTGTTGTTGTCCCTTTACGTATTTACCATCTTGTGTTTTCGTTACGACGCCATCTGAGTTAGAAACCCAACCTACTATATCATACCCTTTGGCATCCCAATTGGGTTCTTGGTCCACCAACATCTTATTATGAGCAACGATAAACGGTTTCTGATTAGTTTGTCTGTAATACTTATATTTTATAATATACGCCCGATCTGTTACATCAGGGTTGGTAATAGACAGTTTCTTAGCAGCATCCAGAGCTTCGTTGTAATCATTATGCATATACGCAGGATTGTTTAAAAAGCTTGCTGGTGGTGCAGCATCTTCTTTGATAAATTTGATGAATTTCTTCATTAAAGCGCCTCGATTATATCTAATCCGCCAGCAATTAAAGAATCGCCACTACCGCCAACTAACATCTTACACGCTAAGACTACAATATCAGCATTTGAATTATCTACGTTAGATCCAAGATTTAAGAAGTTAAGCGCAGTTTGAGTTTCTTGTGTCTGTGTTCCTTGGAAATATCCACCTAAAAGAGTTATGCCGCCGCTGATAGTGGTGCCGTTAGCATAACTCCACTGTCTAGACGCCTTACCGATATTATTAGCAGCAGGCAAGGAAGTTCCGCCATAAGTTGGATTAAGGACAAGCCTCCATCGCATAATAGAAGCTTGTTGATTATTTAAGTTGCCGAGGTCTGTTAACTGAATTCTTTGAATTTGTAAATCAGCACGTTGATATGGTTCACCAGTTCTCAATCCTACACCAAGAATAGCATATTCTTTGTTAACGTCTGCGGTTTTATCAAATTTGACAGAAGTATTTGTAATTGCTAATCCAAATCCAGGATTTAATACCGATTCTGCTTCAATGTTAATACCCGAAGAACCAATAAACATCACAGGAGTATATGCTGGGATACCAGTATTAAACATTTCCATACGATCAGGCATCGCAGGAGCATTTGAAAATTTAGTTCCTAATTTGCCAGTAAAGTTTTCTATATGACACACTGAAGGACCTTCTTTCCCCATTATACCAAATCGAATTCGACTCGTTCTAGATCCATCGAAATCAATCCACCAAGTATGCGAATTGTACATTCCATCAGAATAAATTGTCCCTGTACCACTAATATAATTTCCAGGATCTCCGAAATAAGATATAGTAACAGTATTGATAGTTTTTGACACCATCATTCCGTGTCCGTCCATTGTGCTTGGTGTAAGCCCAGAAATAACAACATGTTGTCCAGGTTCCCAGGTTATAGTGGAAGTAGATGACGTATTGAATACTACTTCATAATAAACTTCTGAACTGTTTTGAGGACTGTAAGCTCCTGATTTAGAAGCTACGCTGGTGATAGTAACTGTTTGAGCTGAGTTTGCAGGGAGTATGTTAACACCAGTGGGATTTGTTGCGTTATTTGACCCATCTAGCTTATCATAATTCCAAGTACTTCTTTCTATGGTTTTTGTAACTATTGTGCCATCTTCTAGTCGACGTTTGATGTTAAATGATATGTCACCATTTTTTACTTCAAAGTACACACCATTATATTGTGTATAAAAACCTCTGCGTTTCGTCACATTAGTTTCAGCGCCTGACCAATTACCCGAACCAATCCATTCTAATGAAACTCCGGGACGCATTTTATGACGACGTCGACTGAGACGAATAGCGGTTCCATTTAAACTAGAATTGGAATTGTAAGTATTACCTGACGTCATTCGAATGTTGGCTAGATTCTGAATGAAGAAACTATTTGCGTCTGTACCTGTAAATGACTCTTGATATCGTAGATCGCCATCTTTATCAATAGATGGCGTATACCAATAACTCTGAACTGGAGGAGCAATACGAAGACGACCTACTGAATCTAATTGAGTATTTGTATCATCTGCATATTTAACAAGAGCAGGCGTATTTGCTGTTGTTATCATTACTGCATTCACGTTACCCGAAACGGTTTGAATAGAAGGAAAATTGTTTATCTGCGCGACAATGTTACTACTAACATATACCGGTAATGCTGCCGTATTAGTTATAGCAGACCCATTGCTATTGAATACAGAAACGTTGCCGCCTACGGGAATATAATCAATCTCTAGTAATCCACTAGTCCCAACCTCTGTAATATGAGTATGGATTGGGTTACTGGGGGAACTGTTTACTACCACAACGTTCGGGAAATTAACGTTTACGTTACCACTGATATTGATAGAGGTATTTCCGATGTCTACAGGCAATCGCGTATCAATTGTTATAGGCTGATTATTGCTGTTAAAAACAGCCATGTTATTACTGAACAAATAAGTCACTAGATAATCCTCCAGCCGTTTCTATAGATAAACTGTAAAGTCATGTTATTTACTGCCATTATTGCGGACGTGTCATTATCTATAGTATCTCCATTTTGGGTTACTATAGTTATGTGATTAGTTGAACAGTTGCCGCTTTCGTCTTTGACAACAACAAGATGACCATTCTTTTTATTTACGGGTAATGTAATCGTACAAGGTGTTGGGCAGTTAACGCCGATGTAGTAGTCTTTTTTAGTAGCAGTATAACTGCTGTTTACCCCAACCGTTCTAAAGTCTAATTCGTCAACAGAAGCAGCACCGCCGCCACCCATTTGCGATATACGAGAAGCAAACGAATGTAGATCCATAACGGACTTCTTGAGCAAGTCCATCTCTTTTCTGAACCCTGCTGGTATTTCCTCGCCCCTACTGAGTTTCTCTACTCCAGGAGTAACGAAATCCTTCTCAGGCAATTTTGGCTGCGGTTCGGGGACTTGAAGCGTTGATTGAGTAACCTTCTTAGCATTAGCTAGAGCAGCGTCTACAAACTTAGCTTCTGGTATTATTTCTTCTACGACAACCGGAGTTTCAACAACTTCTTCAATTACCGGCTCTGGTTCTTTGAGAGGATTTAGTATTTTTTCAAAATGTTCTAGTAACCGCTTCTCTTTAGCTTCACGCTGAAGCTTGGCTTCAATTTGTTTAAAAGAATCAGAAACCTCTGGATTACCAAGAAGCTTAGACCATCCTTCTAAAAGTTTCTGTTCTTTTTCATTCATTAGCTATTTGGCGTAATTCTAGCTCCGCCAACTGCAGAGTCACCTTTGAATATTCTATTCTTTTTTTGTAGCTTGTAGTTTTTTGAGGTTTCTTTTGAGGATAGGTCAGGCAAGTCTTTATCAGCTGCTCCGCCAACGCCATATCCGCCGCCACCATTACCCCAAACACCTTCTTGAAAAGCTTTTACTAGCTTCATTGCTTTTCTGCGCTTGAGTTGTTTCTTAACATCAGAAGGTTCGACGTCCTTGTCGAAACCAATTTCAACTTTATCTGCAGCCTGACGTTCAAAAGGAATTACAAATCTAGACTCATAAGCATTCTGAGCCATATCTGCTGGACCACAGTCATCACTCTTTTTCTTCTTGCCGAAGTAAGCATTAAATCCCATTGGCTTATCTTTTAACGGAATATACTTTCTTTTGGGAGTAGCTTCTTCATGCTGATATTTAGCAGCGTATCTGTCGCTGGCATTATCTATAGCATGCGCATGCTGCTCTTTAGCTTTCTTGTTGTCCGTTACTTGCTTGCGTTCTCTTTCATGACTTCGACGATCTGTTTCTCTTTGTTTACGAACAATTTCTTGACGTTTAATTGCACGTTGCGCCGCTTGTACTGCAGGATTAATCGTTGGATCCATTATACTTTCCTTACATGTTGTAATACGGATTCTACCACTTTTTTAGTTCTGCTTTTTTTTGGTGGTGGAGTTAATCCAGCACGGACATCGTCATATAGCTCTTTAACATGCTCTGGTTTCATACGACTTGGCGCACCTCTTGCAAAAGATTCATAATCTCCATTTTGTGCATGAAGTCTTTGTTGGGTCGCAGAAACACCTTCGGTTCCTTCAGCGTCCGGATCTCTTTGTCCTGCAGACACATAATTAACGTTCTTAAAATTGAAGTAACCGTGAGAAGCTTCTTTGCCGTTGTATTGATCAATCAGGTTCCTATAGTTGTCTAGCTGATCAGAACCGGCCACCAAATGAAGATGAGTTACACCTTGTTCATGAAGCTTGGCTAGTTGATGGAAAATGTTGGGATGAGATGATGCAGCAACGAAAGTAGTAACGTCCGGGAAAGCACGCTGCACGTGTTTAGCTTTTTGTTCAGGAGTCAATGGATTCTTTTTGTGATCTTGCGTAGCAGAAAATCCCATGCTACCCGTTCCACCCGTTCTACGCATTTCTCTCTTAACTGTTTCGTAGGCTTGCTCATGCCCTGCTGTTGGAGGATTGGCTCTCCCCCAAAACAATACATGATGACGTTCATGGTTATGATTGACAGATTCATTTCTTAAGATAACATCCGGATTAATAAGGACAGGATTTAATTTTTCTCCCGTCATCGTCGCTCCGCCATCTACGGTTCTGCCTTTAGCAGCCGATATTCTATCTGATATTTTCTTGAAAAAATCTTTCATGTTATACCTTAGCAGCTAATGTTGGTGAATTCTTTAGGATGGCGCTTCTTGCTAGATTTGCAGCACTGAACCCGCCTTCTCCTCTGTTAACAACTTTAAGGCCACCACCGACGAATCCTTCTGGATCTGTTTCAGTGCCATCAGCTAAATGATGAGCGTAGCCGCCATGAGCTGATTTACTTAATGCTCGAGCTAATAGGTTCGTTGCTTGTTGAACATGTCCGTGTATTTTAAAGGTTCTATCAAAAGCTTTTCTATTTGCATTAATGTGTGCAATATCAGCATCTCTTACGGCAGCTTTAGCGTCTTTAGTTTTTTCGGTCTTAACCTTGTCAATTTCTTTTTGATGCTTACCATTTAAATGATCTATATACCCATCGACAGATGGCGTCTCACCTGAGCGCACGGTTGAGTTGATATAGGTTCTAAGATGTTTCTCATGACCGGCTAAGTGCCCATAATCATGTTCTTGCATCAATTTTTCAGCTTGGTCTAAATGAGATTCAGACTGTCTCTTTAAAACGGGATCCATGTTAGCATGTTCTTCGTTGCTAACGACGTGATTCATTACGTGCGCATCAGGGTGTTCGGTGAACTCTGATCGATCTAACACAGGAGCAGCAGTTCTTTCGGGACCGTGTAGCTCGCTGTGAATAACCATGCTTACTCTAGAATTCTTGAGCTTCTTACCTTCCTGAGTGTCTGTAGGAACAGAATACTGCAAGGTGTTTGGGGTGTGACTTATTCTACCCTTGGTTATAGTTCGTTGCTCAGGAGTGCTTAGGAAGCCGCCCTGCCATTCTCCCTCACGCTGCGGTAGCACTTTACCGACATGTTCCCGGAGAGCCTTTAGAGGACCTGCGAGGTATGGTTTATCGCCATGCTGAGTGTCGATATCGTCATCGGTGTAGTTGTAGTGTGACCCTGTGCCTTTATACTTTACACCTACTCTACCATCAGGATGACGGATTGCCTGGAAAGACATTCTATCGTCAATCTTTTTAGTAATCGGTGTTCTACCGGAAATTACTCCACGTAGAGTATCCACCGCATGATGCGCAGCTTCTTTCCCGTCGAATGTTCTATCTGAAGGATGCTCAATATGAGATATGCCACCTACCTTAGTGTTGACTTCTTCTTCGGTGAGCATTGACCGTAATTTACTAAATGTTATCATTTTACAACCCCTGTTGTGCGTTTCAATATATTTATATAACATAAATATTGTTAAAACGTATCGGCGGAGAATAGCATGGCAGCAACAAGTGGTAAAGCAGCGTGGGATAAGCATTATAAAAACAACATGCCAAACCAAGGTGTGTTAGTAACAACCACATTTAATGGAACGAAATGTGGTCCCCTATATAGCGCTGTAGACGGCAAAAGTGTTTCGGATAGAGCGATAGGCGGAACTCAAGTTGAAGTATTGGATCAAAAATGGACTGACGACGCGAAAAAGACCATTCTTATAAGAATCAAAGACACCAAAAAAGAATATAGAGTTAATATTGATCATCTGCATAAACCTAAAACAGGTAGTCGCACAATCACAAACAAAGCATTGTCGCCGAAAGGATTGAATTTAACTGTAGGGTCTGGCGTAATTAAAAAAAGCGAATATATCCGCAAAGTGACCGCCGCTGTCAAGGCTATTAGTACAGACATAATAGATGACAACATTAAAGATTTTATGCTTGAGTTATTGGTCGCTAGTGAAAATTCGACCGGCAGATTGACTAAAGGCACCAGCATAACAAATTCTGATATAGGAGTTATCGCAAAAGACTTTGGTGAAGTTACAGGCGCATGGTATTATATTCATACGAATTACGGCAACTTTGACCCCAACGAAATACCTAATGACGCAGGCGATTCTATAGAATTCCCAACTGCGGCTAATCAACGATTGATCGATTACTATGTTTATGACTCCACCACCAATTTGCGGTTTCCAGTTTCAGCTAAAGCTGGTGTTGGAGCTGCGCCTTCGTTAGTTTCTGTTTGGGAACTAATACGAAACGACAGACCAAAAGGAAGAGATGATCAAAAAGTGTGGGAATTTCTAGAAATTGTTGCAGGTAGAAAGTCTGAAAACAGAAGCATTTCTGTACTAGAGTCAGTACTTGAAGGTGCTAAGAAGTATAATTCAAAGGGATATCAAATTATAAAAGAGGCAATTTTTAACAATAGAGACTATAGCGTTCAGGATATACAAAATTGGGCTGAGCAATTTAAAGATGGTAAATCGGTTCATGAGTATTTACAAAGAACATTTTATTCTAAATTACCAACTCCTCGCACCTCAGATGTCACGATGATTTCTAATGTACTAGCAAGAAATAAATCTGATGGTATGTCGAGTAAAACAACAAAAACTGGTATAATTTTATCGCCTATGGGTTACAGTTTAATGGATGAATTGAATTCAAATGAAAAGTACACTAAGTATCTTACTCGAGTTGTAAATTCGCTTAGTATAAATCAAGTCAACCTTCGCCTCTCAAAAGACCGTTTTGATTACACAACTACGAAATTTGGTTTACCAACAAATTTTATTTTTGACTTCCACAATAACGCAGGAGACCCAGCGGCTAACGCATTTGGGTTTAAGAAAAAGAATTAAAGCCAGTCTGGTTTCTCTCGCTTAGTCCAAACGTGTAAATGCGTCTTACCGTTTCTGTAGTAGTTACGGTAGTTCTCGACAGGACTGATAGGATTGACAATATACTCATCAGCCATAGCGGAGGGTGGAGTGGTGAAGTCGTACTCTTTTAGATTGAATGGTGGAGACTGTAGGTCGTACGCAAGACCGCTGGAATAAACCTTATGCTGTCTGTTGTAGCGATGTTGATATTCTTGGCACAGTCCGTACATGTGTTCAACCAACCAGTTGTAGTTCTCTATAGAAGCTCGGCACCAGACAGCAGAAGGATGATTGATATGAGTAGCAGAGTACATCGTCTGCTCTCTACTATCTGGCAGTAACCATCGCTTAGCCTTCCTACCGGACTTGCTAGCTCCTTCATACTCAACCCCATCAACTACCCGATGTGCAGTAGAGAGGAGCTGAGCGGACTCCAGAATCATTTTAACGACGTGTTTATCTACCATCATACGTGCTGCTACGTAAGGGTCATGATCAACGAAAAAGATATTCATTTGTCTTTGTCCTTATAAAGGTCAAGAATAGAAACCCAAGCTTCGTCTTCTTTCGCTTCTCGTTTATACCCTTCAATCAATGACCATATTAGCCCGGATACCATTACTACAGCAAGCCACAGTAAAATCACAGATAAAATGCACCAGATCATAACGTTTCGTACCCCTTTTCCTCTAGAGTATAGTGAACAGCTTTAATGTCAAAAGTAATGATGGCTCGGTAACAGCCTGGACAAGGTTTAGCCAACCCCTGAGTGAATGCTTGTTTACTACCGTTTTCCCACTTCATACGGCAGACAACAAGTTCAGAATCTGATATAGTCTTAAGAGAGTAGCCTTCTTTAATAGCATTATAGATAGCATCCGTCTCGGCATGGAGATAGATAGCGTCTGGATGGGATGAGTATTTTTTCTGAAAGGGATGAGACTTATTCTTGTTCATCCCGATAGAAAGGATTTCGTTCTTGTAGACTAAAGCTGCAGCCACGCGAGCCTGAAAAACAGGCTCCATGGATTTAGCTATTTTCTCCACAACATTCTGCACAATTAGATAATATAACGGACTCATAGATATAGTATAACGTATTCATAATAAAAAGTAAAGAATTAGATTGCAGATGCAGCGGCAGAAGCAACCTGAATGGCAATGTTAATCGCCTTGTTTAAAGAAGACATCTCGTCTAGGTTAGCACATTGTTGCGCAATAAGCTTAGAGGTCTGTATGTCTTTGCAGAGCTCAACATACTCTTCGTGAGATAACTCTTTGGCTTCATAGCTCTTGGTAATCTCATTAAACTCTTCAGCTATAGCAGAAACAGTGGCGTCGGTATAATCGCTCATCTTGGTTTACTCCCCAATACTTGTTGAATTTTCTCGGCATTTGTTTTAATTAATTTAAACTTAATCTTACAGTATGCTTCACTCATATCCTTCTTACCGTTCAGTTCATCGGTAATCTTGGTCATAGAAACAGATACCTCGTGCGACTCTTTGTTCCTAGGAATATACTGAGTATAGTTCGCCATGTTAGTAGCCGTTAAGCTTATGGCACGAACGTTTCGCAGAGTGGCTTCTTTATCGCCGCATTCACCTACAGCAGCATCAGCAGAGGTTCTTAACTCGGTCGCATATTGATATTCGTTGTTATCAAAGTGCGCCATCGTATAAGCATTCCAAACAGAACAACCAGACAATCCAAATAGAAGAGGAATTAGACTTAGATTTTTCATACGATTCTCCTTATACCTAATGTTACTTAGAGCCTTTCGTTACAATGTGGGCAACGTTTAGCATTCTCATCCTTGATTGCCAGAATCAAATACTTGAGTTCTTTACATTCCTCAAGCATTCTTTTTAACTGTTGTTTCTTACGGTCTTTTTTAGGTTTCTTGATTTCTTCCTTGATCAAATTTTTGATCTTTTGAAATTGAGATTCCCAAACAGGAAGGTAAGTTGGCAGCAATTTTTTCATATTACTTAACCCAGCCTTGTGCTTTTTGAGCTACCTTTGCGGGTAATGGAACATATCCATCTTTGACTACAATTGCTTGACCAGTCTTTGAAAGCACCAACAATATGAATTCTTTTTCAAGGGGAGCAAGAGATTCATTAGGATGCTTATTCACATAGACGTACAAATAACGTGCTAGAGGATACTTACCGGAGATAGCATTTTCTGGTGTTGGTTCAATAGCTTCTCCACCGTCTTTACGAGAAAGAGGAAGTGCTTTAACACTTGAAGTCTTATATCCAATACCAGAGTAGCCAATACCATTCAATGATTTGGTTACACCCTGAACTACAGAAGCGGATCCGGGTTGTTCATTTACACTACTCTTAAAATCTCCTTTACACAGAGCAAACTCTTTAAAGTAACCATAAGTGCCTGATGCAGAGTTACGTCCAAACAACTGAATACGCTGACTGCCAAGATCACCAGATAGCCCTAATCCACTCCACTGACTAATATCGCTATCATGACCGCAAGCTCGTGTTGCAGAATAGATAGCATCAACCTGTGGAATAGAGATAGAAGTAAGTTTATTATCTTTATTTACAAAGATAGCTAGAGCATCAACTGCTACTGGAATAGCTGTTGGCTTGTATCCGTGTTTTGCTTCGAATGCTTCTACTTCTTCAGACTTCATCATACGACTCATTGGTCCTAACGTTGCTGTACCTTCAGTCAAAGCAGGAGGAGCCGTAGCTGAACCTGCTGCCTGAATTTGAACAGTAACATTAGGATAGAGACGTTTAAATTCTTCTGCCCAAAGTGTCATAAGATTTGCAAGT